TCGCAGGTGTGTACAACACTATACTATCTGATATTCTTCTATGAGTAGGAGCATCTGCAGTTGTTCCTGTTTGTTGAAATCTTGGTGTTGGAGTGACTTTTGTACCAAAATCTCTTACTCTTGTTTTAGAGTTTAATTTACCTTCACCAACTCTACCCATCGCTTCAGGATATGCTTTACCACGTGGTTTTCCAAACTCAGATTTATCTAATGCTATAATATCAAATATGATGTAGTGACCATCGCCTAAATTACTTGTCTCCTCTGGGTAATAAACACTACCATATGTATATGGATTGTTTACAGCACCCATATGAGCAGTTGGACTTTTAGAAAAGTCTAAAGGTGATTTACTTGCCAACTTGGCAGCAAGTTTTTTAGGGTTTCCTATACCCGATATTGCATTACTAAAACCACTTAACAAATGATTTTGTACTTTATTTTTGATGATGTTTGATACTAGTTTTGTTAGTGCCATTTTAATCCTTTATATATATTGTAATATTTATAATCAAATGAAGAAGTCTTACAAAGGTTTATATCGCCCTACACACCCTAAAAAATATGTAGGTGATGTCACTAGAATAGTGTATCGTTCTCTACTAGAGCGTAAGTTCATGTTGTATTGTGACCGTAATCCTGATATAACATATTGGGCAAGTGAAGAATTATCAATTAGATATTATAATCCACTTGACAAAAAGTATCACTCATACTATCCTGACTTTATTGTTCGTACAATAAAAGGTGATAAGATACTTGTTGAGATTAAACCATCACGTCAAACCAAACCACCAAAGACACCTAAAAAGAAAACTAGAGCATTTATGAGAGAAAGTTATATGTATATCAAAAATCAAGCGAAATGGAAAGCCGCAAAGAGATATGCTGATGATAACAATGCGAAGTTTAAATTAATTACTGAAAAAGATTTAGGAAGTTACTGAATCTCTATACAAAAATGATTCGTAATCCTTATTGTGAGGATCACCTAGACCTGATGATGCAAATGATTGATTATTAGTTACGCTAGATTGACTTACGTTATTAACTTGAGCACTACCACCTTTTTCTTTTGTTTCTGCTGGTTGTAAATCCACTAAAGGATTATCAAATAGTACAGGTGGTTTGTTTCTCATTTCATTTGGGTTGACACGATTGTCAGATGATAGTGGTAATATTGCTACTTTACCATCACCCATATAAACTTGACCTGGTTTAGGTGCCTCTTTACCAAATTGTTCCATATATAATTTATCATAATCGGGATTATCTGGTGTTATTACTTGTGCATTTGGTGCCTCTCCAAAAACAAATGATCTTCTCTGTACTCTACTTGACATATCACCTTCAGCAGCGACTGGTGTATCATCAGGCATATCTGTTTCCTGAGGACCCATATCATATTCATTCTCTCTTTCTTTTCTAAATCTATCAAAAAAATTTTTTACATCTTCAAATGCTTTGTATAACGCATATATTCCTACAACGACTAAAGCAAAAATTGCGATAAATGGTAAAAACCCTGCAACGGCACCTTTCAAACCAAGAGCAAATCTTTTGATACCTTTTATTAAACCACCAAATAATGGTTTCAATAGTTTTAAAGGTTTTAATAATTGACCAAATCCTCTACCAAGTTCTTGTATCGCTGTAAAAGGTGCCATGAAGCCTTCTTTTATAGCAGAACCTATTTCTGTTATTTGATCTGGCACATACTCATCAACAAAATTACCAGTGCCTTCTCTGGCTCTCTGGAATATACCTGGTTGTTGTTCACCTCTTTCACCCAAAACTTCTTTTTCTTTATCTCTCTCTTTTTTCTTTTGATCTAACAATATAGCGTTTTCTTTCAAATCTTCTTTTGCTTTAAATTGTGCAGTGGTTTTTAATTTATCACTTTCTTGTACTAATTTTCTATCTTTCTCAATAGATTTTTCTAATCCTTTAATCTGTTTTTCTAATTTATCTAAATTATCTTTTTTTACTTCTATCTCTCTGTTAGATAATATTTTTATGTCACCTGATTTTTCTATCTCTGCAATGACATTTTTTTCTTTTAATGTTTGTATTTTTTCTTCAGATTTGATTATCTTTTCTTCACGTCTCGCAGCAAAGTTAGCAAGTTCTTTATTGTAATCTTTTAAATCTATACCTAATTTGTTGACAAGTTTATCAAGTTTATCCATTGCTTGATTAAATTTTAGTATAGATCCACTTTTTAAATCTTCTAATACTTCATCAACCATTTCTGGTACACTAGGCACAACAGCTTTCGCAGCAGTTTCTAAAGATATTTTCGCACTTTTAAATACTGCAGTTGCTATGTCTGCTACAATTTCTTGTACCTGACCTTTATCTGCTGGGTTGTCTAGTGATGGTAATGCCATTATTTTTTACTTTTTGGTATTGATGCTCCTGGTTTACCAACATATAAACCAAAAAACGCAGCTCCAGCACCAACAATAGTAGATATAAACATTGCTTGAGCATTAGTAGGTTCTGGTATGGTCATAAACCAAGTTATAGATTTATAAAAAGCATATATGTATGCTAACATTATTAATCTTGGAATTAATCTAAACTTGTCTAATAAACCTGCTGTTGTATTATACCAAGTTTTTTCTTCTTCGCCAGCCATTGGCACTAAATCTTCTTTTTTTAGTTCGTATTCTTTACTGGTCTCTTTTACTTTTATTGTCTCACTCATTATTTTTTCATTCCCTCTCGTCTTCGTTTTTCGTTTTCTTCTTTTATATGATTAGATAATAAACCTACATATACATCTTTTTCCCACGGTATCATATTATCTAATTCAGTCAATGAATATTTATGATGATGCATTAAGGCAAAATTTGTTTCATAATAGGCCTCTAGGTTGGTATGCGAGAGGCTTATTGAAAAAAATCTTGTATACCCTTAAAGGTTATCTTATTTTTAACCTTTGTTTTAGGGTTTTCTACCTCAATTTCGTGTCTCAAATGTGGCATTGTATCAAAAAACTTTCTAATTTTTTTAAACGCCTCTTGTGACATATTTTCAATGAAATCTTTTAGTTCTTGTTTTGTACTATCTTTTGCTGGATATGTTTTGTCACCTTCGTAAATGTGATCTATACAATCTACGATAACTTTAAATGCCACCTCTAAATTATCAGCATCTAACGTCATACCAACTTGACTATTATCTAGCGTAGGATAATTAAATACAATTCCTAAATTTCTTTTTTCATCAATTACAATATTGTTTGTATGTGCGTCATCAACTTCAACATTAATCTTTGATAAGTCTATTTCAACTGGCACCAAAGTTTCTTTATCGTCTGGACACAATACTCTAAATTTTGCCATCTCACCTACTGATTTACCTCTTACTTGTAGAAGTATATACTCTAAATCAAACATAGGTAATTTACTTATATCTAACTTTTCATATGTACAAGCCGTAAGTACATCTTTTATCGCTGATATAGTTTCTTTATTATCTTTTGATTCCATAGCCATCATCAATATTTTTTCTTCTTTGACTATGAATGGTCTATATTGTACTTTAACATCTTGCGATGGTAATGTCAATTCATACCTTGGTGTCTCTATTACTGGTAATGCCATTATATTATCTCCTTATTATTTAAATATTCAATGGTGGTATTTTAAATGGTGGGAATACTCTACCACCAGTTATTCTACCTATCGGCGCTTTTCGTCTCAACTCATTCAATACGTCACGCCCCGCTCTTCTAATCTCTGGTGGTAACTTACTAATAAGTCCACCAAACACTCCTCCAGCTCTTTTTACTGTAGGTGAGTTAAATTCTGATTGTCCTAATTCTATATTCCCTGCTCTATCTAAAAAGTAATTTACCCAATATCTATAACTAAATGTTACATTAAATGTTTGTACTGTATTTGTCTCGTGGCTAAATGATACGTCACCAATTATTTTAGGATAACAATCAAATAGTCTTACTCCATAAGTTGCGTCATCACGTTCTTGCCTACTTGCAAATTGACCTAAAGCAAATATATCAAGTGGTGCAACATAGTCATTGTAGTAATTCATATTATGCGTAGTATTGCTAAATGCTGCCTTTTGCCACATTTCAAAAAATGATCTCTCTCTTAAAAATTTATCAGCATAAAACGTTGCAGTTATATCACCATATGTGTGATCGTAAACAAATTTTCTTACAGGACCATTGTGTCTAACTTCTTTTTGAGCTGCCTCTCTTGCTGGCATTGAAATCTCACTACAAAATGCTTGAACACGTCTTTTGTTTTGATCTGAGTTCATAGCAGATAATTGATTTACAGTAGAAAAACCATTTAGTTCTTCACCCATACCACTAGAAGTTTGTCCGTTAGCAAAAGATATACCTATAACGCCATCTGGCACACCTTTAGGTAAAGTAAAGTTTACATAGAATCTAGCCTTTCTTTGAAAACCTTCAGCCTCATTTACAAATGACTGAAATCTACCTATCGTAGATTCAGGATTACCACCTGCCTTTTGTCTTAATCTTGGGTCACTTTGTACGTCATCTAGGCTTCTATCTCTAGGTAAACCTATTCGTATATCGTAACCACCAATTCTTTTTCCGCCTCTTAAAATAGCCATTAGTATGGTTGTCCTTTTTTAAATTGTTGTACTGGTAACATCACTGCCAATGCAGCCTCATCAAAATCAACTCTTAAAAAACTTGATCTAACGTGTCCGTACAAATATTTCTTAATCATATTTCTAGTTATACTCACGCCCTTTATACCATCATAAGTTGCGTCAATTCTTGTACTTGCTTTCATACCACCTGTGGCAAATCTTTGTAGATTATTTAATAAACTAACTCTTTGTACAGGTCTTATATAATGAAAGTTTAATCCCATAAACCCACCTGGTATTGTCTCTAAAGGTAATACAAGCGGAAACCTA